CGCTGTTCCCCGAGGAGGTCATCGACCGCTGGCGGGTGATGGACGGCGCGCTGCCCGACCTCCTGCGCGTCGTCGTGTCGGTTGACCCGAGCGGGGCCGGCGACGACGCGAACGCCGACAACGACGCCATCGGCATCGTGGTAGTGGGCCTGGGCGTCGACGGCAACGCCTACGTGCTCGAGGACTGCACGGTGAAGGCTGGGCCGGCAACCTGGGGCCGCGTGGCCGCGAGCGCGTTCGACCGCCACGAGGCCGACCTGATCGTGGCCGAGACGAACTACGGCGGCGCGATGGTGCAGCAGACGATCAACGTGGCGCGGCCGCGCACGCCGTTCAAGGCCGTGACGGCCAGCCGCGGCAAGGCGGTGCGAGCAGAGCCGTTCAGCGGGCTCTACGAGCAGGGAAAGGTGCGGCACGCCGGGCTATACCCCGAGCTCGAGGAGGAGCTGACCGCGTTCTCGACCATCGGCTACACGGGAGGCGCGAGTCCGAACCGGGCCGACGCGCTGATCTGGGGGCTGGCGGCGCTGTTCCCCGCGTTGACCGCGCCTGCCGCGTCGCGCGCTCCGGTGGTCACGCCCATGCCTACCGCGAACCGCTGGAACTCGAGCGCCAGGCGCTAGGATTGCTCAAGCCGGCATCTGGTAGCATAATCGCGCCTGAAAATCAATCGGGAGCCGCCCTATGGCACGACCCAGCACTGCCGAGCGCCTGGCCGCGATCCACTACGAAGCGTTGACGGAGTTCGATTCGGTGCAGTCGGCCCTGCGCGACGAGCGGCTGCAGTGCCTGCAAGACCGCCGGTTTTACTCGATCTCCGGCGCGCAGTGGGAAGGCCCGCTGTGGCAGCAGTACGAGAACCGCCCGAAATTCGAGGTCAACAAGGTGGCCTTGAGCGTCCAGCGGATCTTCGCCGAGTACCGGAACAACCGCATCACGGTGGACTTCCTGGCCAAGGACGGCAAGACAGACGCCCTGGCCGAAACGTGCGATGGCCTGTTCCGTGCCGACGAGCAGGACAGCGTGGCCGAGGAGGCATACGACAACGCCTTCGAGGAGGCCGTAGGTGGGGGCTTCGGCGCGTTCCGCCTGCGCCCGACCTACGAGAACGACGAAGACCCAGACGACGACCGCCAGCGCATCAGGATCGAGCCGATCTTCGACGCTGACAGCAGCGTGTTCTTCGACCTCGAGGCCAAGCGCCAGGACAAGGCCGACGCGAAACGCTGCTGGGTGCTGTACTCGATGACGCACTCCGCGTACAAGGAGACGTACAACGACGACCCAGCAAGTTGGCCCAAAGAAATCCACCAGTCCGAGTTCGACTGGCTCACGCCCGATGTGGTCTATGTCGCGGAGCACTACCGCGTCGAGGAGGTGACCGAGACGATCCGCATCTTCCAGGCGCTTGACGGCACCGAGGAGCGGTACGCGCCCGACGAGCTCACCGAGGATGTGCTGGCGCAGCTGGAGGCCATCGGGAGCCGCGAGGTGCGGCAGAAGCGCATCAAGCGCCGGCGCGTGCGGCAGTATTTGATGAACGGCGCGCGCATCCTCGAGGATTACGGCTACATCGCCGGCCGCGCGATCCCGATTGTCCCGGTCTACGGGCGGCGCTGGTTCGTCGACAACGTGGAGCGGTGCAGCGGGCACGTTCGGCTCGCCAAGGACGCGCAGCGCCTGGCCAACATGCAGCGCAGCAAGTTGGGCGAGATCGCCGCGCTGTCGCCGATCAGGAAGCCGATATTCACGCCCGAGCAGATCGCCGGGCATCAGGTGATGTGGTCCGAGGACAACATCGCGAACTACCCGTATTTGCTTGTGAACCCCGTCACGGCGGCTGACGGCAGCACGCAGATCGGCGGGCCGGTGGGCTACACCGAGCCGCCAGACGTTCCGCCTGCGATGGCCGCGCTGCTGCAGATCGTTGAGCAGGACATGAAGGACGTCCTGGGCGAGCAGCCCGAGGCCGAGAAGGTCACCTCGAACATCAGCGGCAAGGCCGTCGAGATGATCCAGCAGCGGCTGGACCTCAAAACGTTCGGGTACATGAGCAACATGGCCAAGGCCGTGCGCCGCGGTGGCGAGATATGGCTCGGCATGGCCCGGGAAATCTACGTCGAGCAGGGGCGCAAGATGAAGTCCCTCGGCAGCGCATCAGGCGAGATGGAGTCCATCGAGCTCATGCGTCCGATGGTGGGCGACTCGGGCGAGGTGGAGTACGAGAACGACCTCAGCCGCGCGCAGCTGGACGTCGCGGTAGACGTTGGCCCGAGCAGCGCCAGCCGCCGGCAGGCCACGGTGCGCGCGCTGCTGAACCTGATCTCGATCACGACCGACGAGCAGACGAAGGCCGTGCTTCAGGCGATGGCGATGCAGCAGCTCGAGGGCGAAGGCCTGGGCGATCTGCGGAAGTTCTTCCGCAAGAAGCTGGTCGAGATGGGCGTCACCGAGCCGACAGACGAGGAGGCCGAGCAGATGGCCGCCGCGATGCAGGGCCAGCAGCAAGACCCGAACGCGATATTCTTGCAAGCCGCGGCAGAGGAAGCGCAGGCCAAGGCCGCCAAGGCTCGAGCCGATGTGGTGGCCACGGTTGCCGATGCCGAGCTCACGCAGGCCAAGACTGTCGAGACGCTGGCCAAGGTCGGAGAGTCCGGCCAGCCCGCCGCGGTTGCCGGAGCGGTGCGCCAAGGCGTGCAGGATGCAGGCCCGCCCCCGATGTCCGAGCGCGAATCGCTCGAGGTCGAGGCCATGCGCCTGGAAAACGAGATGCGCCGCCGCAAGGTCGAGAGCACCGACACCCAGATCGAGCAGCTACGCGCCGAGCGCCAGGCCAACGACTCAATGGTGCAGGCCAGCCAGGCCATGCAGGAGGCCGTCGCGGGGCTCGGGCAGAGCGTAGCCGTCATTGGGGACGCGGTGGGCAAGATGAGCGAGGCCGTGGGCCAGTTCGCTGACACGAGCCGCGCCAACACCGACAAGGCTATCGCGGCAATCGGTCGCCCCAAGCGCGTGGTGCGCGAGAAGGGCCGCATCGCCCGCATAGAGACGGAGGAGTAAGCGATGGCTGACAACGTAGGCTACACCCCCGGCACAGGCGCAGTCGTCGCGGCCGACGAGATCTCCGGCGTGCTGTACCAGCGCGTGAAGCTGGGCATCGGCGCTGACGGGGTGGCGGTTGACCTGTCGGCCGAGAACCCGATGCCGATCACGACGCCGACGCCGATCGACGTTGTGATCTCGGGCATAACCGAGGATGTGCCGCTGCCGGTTCACGACGAGTCCGCGCACCAGCTGCTCACGCGGCTGCTCCAGTACCTCAACGCACCGCAGGGCTACGACAAGTCGCTGCAACGGGCGCGGGTTACGGCGGTGGTGGAGTCGGGCACGATCACCACGATCACCACGATCACGACGTTGGGCACCGTGACCGCTGTGACCTCGCTGAACAACTACGACGGCTACAACGCGCGGATGACCGTGCTCGACACCAACCGGACAGCCTGGGCGCAGTGCGTGCGCGCCCGCATCACCTGAGGACCGCACATGGCCAACACGTTCAAAAAAGTCATCGACCGCATGCTGTGGGCGCAGGTCGCCCCGCTGCCCAACGCGCACGCAACAGCAACGTGCGTGGCGTCGGACCTGCGCAGCGACCTCTCGCGCAACCCGTTCGTCTACCAACTGGTCAGCAACGCGATCCTGAACCGGTTCAACATCGTCAGCAAGGGGTCGGCGTTTACGCTCAACCCGGCGCTGGCGGGCACGTTCGGCGCTGGCGTGGCGATGGCCTTCGCGCCTTCGTTCGGCTTGGTTGGCACCATCGCAGCCGGTGCGACCACGACGAGCGTGACACTGACAACCGCGCTGCCGACCGCCGTGGGCCTGAACATGCTCGCCAACCGCGGCGGCTCGGGCGAGTACGGCTTCAAACTGCGGATTATCGACAACGGCGCAGGCGGCTCGGGCAAGACTGCCGAGCGGTACATCACTGGCAACACGGCGGGCACGACGCCCACGATCAACGTGCTGTCCACGTTCGGGTTCACGCCGGTATCTGGCTCGCGCTACGAGATCGTCGCGGGCCGCGTGATGATGCTGGGCGCAGGCACCACGGCAGCGAACATCTGGCGCACGTTCGAGGTGGCCAGCAACACGCTGTCCACGGGTCTGAGTACGACCAACCTACCCGCCACCATCGGCACTGACAGCAGCCTGCTGGTGCTCGATGAGCAGTACACCCCCTACGA